GGTCCAATCTTGGCGTGCAGGCTACTTTGGCTGAACTCGTAAACGATCTCGCTCAACTTGCCAGTCTGCCGGTGCGGTGGCGTGCCTGGTGCTGACGCTTCGGTCCAGCGGTGCGTCGCGTTATTCCAGTAGACACGGCTGGCACTGTATTTTGTCGGATCTTTCTTAACCTTGGTGACAGCCTTTCGGCCATTGAGTTGCCACCGAATTGTTTCTGTGTTCGCCTTGTAGAAGTTGAACTTGCCGCCGTGCCTGATCTTGCTGGCACCGGCGTCAAACCCTTTCAAACTTCGCATGGCAGCCTCGCCACGGCGAAACCGCTCGGCCACTGCGTCAGCACCTTTCAATTTGCCTGTATTATTCAGTGCCTGGATCGCCTTGTTTGCGGTCCCTGATTTACTGAGCAAATCAGACGCTGTCCGCCTGACAAGTACTGCACTCTTTTTTACCGCGGCCTTCAGCTTACTATGCAAACGTGTCGTGTAATCACCACCCTGCCAATCGAGTTTAAATGTCGCGTTAATCATCCGATCACCACCACTCGATAAGGTTGCAACAGTTGCACCGCCATCGCAGGTAAACCGCCTCCGGTGGTGGACATCTGGTAAGTCGCAGAGTAATCGCCAATTCGTTCGCTGGTCAGGATACCGGGATTTTGTCCCGCCGTTCTCAAATGCACAGCCGTTAACGCGATCGCCAATTTCACATCGGCAGTCAAATCAGCAGGCAGGAAAGTTCGAGCACAATATTGGTCGATCAATGACGATGCCGCCGACAGGTAGGCCACGGCAGCGGCGGCGGTCCAAGTGCCGATCACATCGGTATAGGTGGTTGCTTCAGATTGCGAGATGTAAGCGGCCATGATTTGCCTCGAAATGTAAATGAAACCCGGCGGGCAGGGAAGGACCCGCCGGGTTGACTACCAAACCGACAAACCAAAATCAGGAAACGGCTTCTTTGAGGCTTCCAAATGCACGGGCATCGCGAACGGCACCACCGATTCGGTACTTGTAATTCAGCCGAATCAGGTTATCACCTTGCTTCGACAGGTCATCAATGATAACCGTAAAGCCTTGGCGGACGAGCAAGTAGTACTCTTGGAAGTCGCCGACCAGAACCGAACGAGCCGCGGCCACGCCTGACGCGGGCATGTAATCGACGTAATTCACGGGAACTCCAAACATTTGATAGCTCGGAGAATTTGCAAACGTGCCTTGCTGGAAGCCTGAAAGCAGCGGGATTCCTTGGGAATCCTTCACTTTATAGAGCTTGCCGTGTGTGGCACGATTCATGACCCATGATAGGTTGGAACTGTAAGATTCCTTGAAGGAAAAGAACAGGTCAGCCAAGTTGTCGTAAATCTTGGCATTGTCTACACCGAGGCTCGCCGATGTACCTGATAGCTGGGTCCCGATTCCGGTATTAGCCAGAATCGCTTCACAGGAATCAGAAAGTGTGGTCGCCGAAAAGACTTCCTTATCAATTCGGTTCGCAAACAATTTGCTCGATTCTTGTTGCAGGTAAGCCGACATTCCGGGCGCATCTTGGAAGAAGTCAGCCGAGATGTCCTGCACCATCGTGCCGGTCTTGGCAGTGACGGTGAGCTGTGTGAATGGCCCGGTGTCGATCGCCGTAGCGGTTGGTGATTCGCCTTTTGTTGGCCGGTTGTTAGTGCCGATTGTACCTACCAAACCTCCGTCAGTATTGGCGTCGGTATTTTTCGGGAACGTGACACTCGAAACATTGGTCGAAATCACGCGGCAGAGCTGCAACGCTTTCGGTGTGACTGAGCGTTGCGTGATCATGTCGAACCGGAAGTCAGGAGCGACAGCATTGGAACCGTTCGTAGACGATGCCAGCGTCATGGCCTTGGAGAAAGGAATAAAGAACTCATTCCAGCCAAGGTTCCTGTCGCCACCTTTACCGTATCGTTCGAGCATGTCGCGATGGTTGCGACTCTTGACCCGATCGACGTTACCACGGGCCTCCAGAAGCCCTTCGAACGCCTTATTGTAATCGCGAGACGACACCGCTTCAGCATCTGACAGGTCGGCAAGGTCGCCACCGTCAATCACCTGACCACTGCGACGGTCAATTGTGGCCGCTTTGTAGGTTGGCTGTGGGCGCTGTGGCTTGGCCGAAAGGCTTTCGATCATGGCGTTGGCGTTTTCAACAGCCTTGACCAGATAGTATTCTTTGTCACAGGCTTCAAGCCGATCGTTGGCGGCTTGCAGGTCGGCAGATTTCTCGGCCCGAACATCGTCCGGAGCCGCCAGAATTTCGTCGCGCAATGCAATCACTGTGGAAGCGAGTGCGATGCGGTCCTCAGCGATGGATGCCGCTGAGCGGATTTCAGATGCAGATGCAATACTCATATCAGAACCTTTCGTTTACCGCTTGGCGGCGGTCAATATCGAGTCAGCCAATTCCGCCTGGCGAAACAGTTTCGCCAGGAGTTTGGCATCCACCACCGGGGTCGGTGTTTCATCGTCGGAGTGTGCTTTGACACTGATAATCGAGGCGTCTGAGTTGGCCGGGATCGGCACTACCGAGACTTCGATAATTTCCGACACTTCTTTGATCAGGTTCGCACCCTTTTCGGCGAGCCTGATTTGAGTTGTATTTGGCTTGTATCCGTACCGGTCCCAAAGCTCTGAGACCTGCTTTTTGCTTAATCGTTCCGGCTGTTTCGCCAGAAATGAAATCGACATCTTGCGAACCGCTTTTTCGCGGAGCAAAGTGCGGATGTCTTGACCGGCCTTTGTGGCTGAAAATGTCACATCCACTTTCAAACCAGATCGGTCTTCAGTCGCATCATTGAGCGTGCCGATTACGGCAGAGGTTTTGTTTTCGTGATCAGACAGAACTAGCCCACCCGAGTCCATAAAGTCTTGAATTGACTTCTGGAATGCACCGGGCAAAATGATATCGCCTTGTCGGTCGATATTTAAAAAGCGGGCAGCATAGCCCACAAACCCGCCTGTATCGCTTGTCTTGATGCCGGAATCAGTCGATTTAGTGATCATGTGTCAGCCTCCAATATCCGGCCTGTTTTGGTGAAAGATTTGGCGTTGCCGATTGCAACCGATAAATAACCGCCTTGATCAGCCGTTTCGTAATCCGTTTCAGATGGTCTTAAGTAGCCGTTTTCACCGGGCTTGACGGGCGGTTTCAATTCCTTTGGCATTTCATCATCGAACACCTCCAACAGACTGCACCTGCAACCGGGATGGAAAGGCGGGAACTTCAGATCCTTGTAAGTCTTGTTGTTGCCGTTCGTGCCGAATGTCCCGCCCTTGGGGATAATCGGACACAGCCGGAATATCATGTGGCACATGGGGCAGGCGTCACCTGAGACGAGCAACTCCCAACCGGCCACGAAATCAAGGCTTTCGGCGGCTTTAACCAGACCGGTGTTATAAGCCCGTGCTGATTCGGTGATTGCAATGCGCCGTGCTCGCCAGCGTGCATTGTCCTTAATCCATGTGCTGATTCGGTTGGTCAATTCACCAGCCGTTTCACCGGACTCGATGGACGCGGCGATATCCAGCCGCATGCCTTCCAGCGTCTTGAGCGTGTCGCTAGTGAACTGCTCAATGGTCTCGTTACACAGATCCAGCACAGCCTCGCGAGCGGCTTGGAGCACCTCCGGAGCACGGACTAGCCATTGGTCGGCATCCTGTTGATCCAGCGACACCAGCAGTGACCGGCCTGATTGGTCAATCCATGCCTCGATGATCGGTATGAACTTGCCAGCCATGTCAAGTGGTGCGGTGAACGGGTCGGCTTCCTTCTTACGGTCGTAAATCGCCAGCCACGGTCTTGCCACGTTGTTGCCCAGCTCCGTCAGGATCCGGCGGGCAATACGCTCCAACTCCGTGCCGCTTGGCATGGCATTGAGCCGACTTCGGGGTGTTTTTCGTTTCATTAATTTATTTCAGGTGTTCTGTCGGTTGAATCAAGCGTGGTTGCAACGACCGAATAAGCATCCCACCCCCATCCGCCCAAGTTCTTTTCACTGATCCAGCAATAGCCTTTTTGGCCCCACTTTTCGGACCACGAATTTTGCATCAGGATCGCCCATTCACCGTTCGCCAATCGTTTCATGCCCATACCGCCCGTGACGGCGTGATTGTGGGTTCCAGCGTGGTTCATGGGCCTGCCGTAGCTATCCAGTGAATTGAAATTGCCGTTGACCGGCACGCTGAAATTGAACGGCTGGCGAAGTTGCGAAGCGATGCAAAGATCCTTGAATGTTTCGAGCTTGTAACCGATTTCGATTCGGAACCGTGCCGCATCTTGCCGTGCTGACTGGGTGATCAGGCTTGGACTGATAGCGCCCCAAGGCATTAATGGTTCTTCGCACGTGCCGGTTGATTGGAGTAAGGCGAGGGCGTCGGTAATGGATGATCCGACATCGCGACCACGACACAAAATCGCGTAAGGCATCCAGCCCGAAAGCGGTCGGTACGGTTGGCCTGAGATGTATCTTGCCCATTCCAGCGATGTGGCTGCGGCGTGTCCGTTGCAGGCCCCTTTTCCGTTCTGATCTTTGACTTTGATCGGCGCGTTTGGCCGTAGATCGAAGTCTTTCCATTCGGACATGGGTACATCCGGCAGGTTGCCCATCGTGGCGAGCATGTTGCCGCTAGTGCTTGGCTTGTTGCCAAGGCCCCGCCACTCACCATCGGGAGTCGGCCAGAAGTAGATCATTTGATCGCCTCCAAGATCGCCATAATATCGGCCAGATTGGCGGGTCTAATCACCTTAACCAGCTTGCCGTTTGCATCCTGCAATATCACGCACGGCGTGCCGGTGGATTGCAATGATGATCGGAATCCGAGGCTGTCAACGTCCGATTCGGTTGAGAGGTACGACCGATAGTTGATCGCCTTGCGCTCGACCTCGCTCCTGAGAGCGGAATCGGTGCGCCACGCCGCCTGATCGGGGTTGTCTGTGTCAACGATCACACTCAACCACTTGACGCCCGTAATCGCATCAGGGATCGGTATCGGGATTGGTCGTGGTTGTGGTCGTGGCTCGTCACCGGATCGCAGGATCAGTACCGAGCCGGATTGCTTGCCGATCAAATAGGTGTTGCTACCGTCAACGACCATCCACGACGACTCTGACATGGCGGGAAGGGATGTTGCCTGCCCCGTGTCTGCCATGACTGGCATGGCGGATAGCGATATCAGCAGTGTGACGACGAGCGGTTTGAGCATGATTCCTGCCAATATCAAGAGGGTTAGCTTAGACGCCCAACCGACTTTTTAAGGCGGTCAATAACTCAAGGTGAGCCGCCTTTCTGATTTGAGCCTTTTCGTCTTCGGATCTCATAGCGGCTTCTGCGAGTTTGGCGTTCGCGGCTGAAACCACCTGATCTATTGCCGCGAGAATTTCAGGATCCATTTTTATTCCCCCTTGTAAACGGCGTGCATTTGTGACTTCTGCCCGTCAATCAATTTGCCGAGATCATCGGCAGAGATCGTGCCTGGCTCACCAGAATCGAGCGTGTCAGCTATCTGGCGCAGCAGTGCTGGTAACACTGACTGGATCAATGGCACGGCTATCAGCTTGATGATCGGCCAAAGGAGAACGAATGGGATCACGGGGAAGCCCATTTTATTTCGCTCGTCGGCTGATGCGGTATCGGTCATTTGCATTTCCCACCATAACAACCGATTGCAATTGGTCGGTGAAAGATATTGGGGAAACGCCGTCTGGCAAGTTGTGGAGCCGTCGCAACGAACACGACTGGAGCCGATTGCGTACTGTTGATGGTTGTCACGGTGGTGGCAACTGTCAAGGATTCCTTGACAGTTGGGCACTGACCTTTTTGGCACGCTTGAGCGGTGACGAAAAAGAGTTCTGCGAGCATGTGATGAGCCTTGTTTTAATGGGAAATAGAGGATGTTCCCGAAACAGATTTCGGGAACATCACAAAGTCAATCAGGATCGGGAAAGCGTCGCTCAAGTTCTTTGAGTTTCAATTCCTTTTCGATCGCCATTTTTTCACGTTTCAAGCGGATCGAATAGATCGCCTGTATAACTCCCGCTGCCGTTGCCAGCATGGCGGGGA